AACGCCAGTATTAAGTATGTCCAATCTAAAATCACGTAAATACGTGTATGGACTGGACATACAAGGGCAAGTTAGTAACAGAGTTACCTGAGGGTTGCGAGGCATTTGTTTATTTAATTACAAATTTAACAAATGGGCGCAAATACATAGGTAAAAAGTTAGCTAAGTTTAAAAAAACAAAGCCTCCTTTAAAAGGGAGGAAGAATAAAAGACGATCAAAAGTCGAATCCGATTGGAGAGACTATTGGGGATCTAGCGATAACTTGTTAGCAGATGTCGAGAAATTAGGTAAAGAACATTTTACCAGAGAAATACTACATTTGTGTCCTAGCAGAGGAGTAGCAAGTTATCTTGAGGCTGTCGAACAGGTTGAAAGACGAGTCTTAGAGACCGATGACTATTATAATGGCATTATTAATGTGCGTATTGGTGGATCAAAAATACTAAGAGAGACGCTACAGGAAATGAGGAATGATGATAAATAATAATGAGTTCGCGGGCAGGCACCCCAACTCTCTAATACTAAACAAGAGTATCAGCATGATTTATTTATACCTCAAGACCCATAATGTAACAGGATTACAGTATTTAGGAAAAACTATTTCCAATGACCCGCATTTATATCAAGGTTCCGGTAAAGTATGGAAACGCCATATTAATAAACACGGGTATAACGTAACCACCAAAATTTTATTAGAAACAGAAGATACAGAAGAACTGAGGAATGTCGGATTATACTATTCGCGTATATGGAACATTGTTGAATCTAAAGAATTCGCAAATATAATTCCTGAGGCTGGAGACGGCGGTAATACAGGGCCGTGTTCTAAGATTACTAGGGCAAAACTATCCAAAGCTAATACAGGCAGAGTACACACTAAAGAAGCACGACAACACTATTCGGTGGCGCAACAAAAACTCGCGCCACATCATAGTAAAAAAATGAAAGAATACTTGTCTATTCCTGAAAATTATGAAAAAAGATGTAAGCAGTTAGCATCTAATTGGGATAATCCAGAGCATCGAGAAAAAATGTCTGCGACTATATCATCCCTTAAATGGTGTAATGATGGTGTTCGCAATTATAGAAAAAAAGAAATACCTAATAACATGATACCGGGGAAATTAAAAAAAGCATTAAAAGATTTATAACTATATAGCACACATGGCAAAACACACTACAGCACACATGGCAAATCATAACAACACCCTTACCGCCTCTTAATAATGCGCACCGCATAGGGTTACTCCGAGCCTAGGTAACTAGGCTCTACACTTTGGCACAATCTGGCATACATTAAGGCACATTATAGGAACTACACCGCAACCCAATTATGGGCTCCTTGAGGTGGCGTCAAGCTCGCCATCAGAATCTGGAGATGTAGTCGTAAAGATGCAACAACGTTATGGCATTAGACTGATGTAGGAAATGAGAAAAAGCAACCTACATGTTAATATAATTTAATTCGACCAGGTTATATTAGCATCCGCGGAGCGCGAAAGCGCAGTGACGGTAGTGTATAGGGAGAGAAGGTCCGCCGCTTCCTGAGGCACCCGAGTTTGAAATGGTGACGCGTCTCGTGAAGACCGCTATTTTTTTCACCCGTGTATGCGGGTGAATTATGGCTTAACGTTCGTGAATATATCATCGCTTAAGCGTTTGATTATAGATATATCTTCTTTAAAAAATATTCTACAAATGAAAGAGTGAGTGTTAACGAACGATTGAAAGCAGTAGAATAAGACACGAAGTGTCTAGTTAGTGTTAGAGCATTTCGTTATTTGATTTGCCTGATTTCTGAGCATTGTAGGTATTAAGTGTTTTAATAAAAAGATCACGTTCTAACGCAGACATACACCATGCTTCAGTCCATGATACTGCACCTTCTGAATAGATTACCATTTCGGCTATCTGCTTTTCTAATGTAGCTTGTTGACCTTTTAGCTTCCCAAGATACGCAACTATCTCTTCGGGCTCTGAATGTGCTAGGAAGCTGTGAAAAAAGTTACAGGGTCAAAATTAACATTGCCATCAAATACTGTAGGATTTCCATCTTCATCTACGCATCCTTCAGTTGAGCATTGTAATTTAGTGGAATGATTTATTCCGATAGAATTGATTGTTTTAATTTTCGCTTCAATAGCATTGCCTACAGAAGATTCAACATTATTTAAGAATTCTTCTATATGGGTACGGTCAGCAACAATTTGAGGTTCACCTTCTTCGTCAGTTATGGTAATAGAAGCAATACTGTCAACTATAAGTTTGAAATTAAGCTCTGCTATCTGCTTAAAGTTGTCGTTAAACAAGTGTAAACGTTCAAGATCGTCTGTTACGTCAGCTATACTTTGTAAACTTCTGGTGCTTTTAAAGTTAGTAATACCGGCGCTAATAGTGCTTTCATAAGTAAAAGGTCTAATCTCGATATGTAATCCATTGTGTTCTATGCTGTAAGAATCTTCTAAAACTTCCATAGACCCTATAGCAACTTCTACACTTGCGACACCTGTAACTTCTTCGTTACATTTTGGGCAAGTAGCAGTTACATCAACATCGTCACCGTATGTTGCGCCTTGTATAGCTACTAACAAAACATCAACATCACTGCTCATCATTTGTCTAGCATTTTTAACAGCAGGAACACAGCTCTGTATTACTTGCGCAACAGCTTCACCATTTAACAATGCGTCTGGGTTTTTTAGTGCCATTTCGTCTTTTGCAGTCATCGGGAATACAGGCAGTTCGCCAGATTCAGGCATATCAACTACAGTCTCGTCATAAAATTTTCCTCGGGAAGGAATAGGTGTGTATAGCTTAGGTGCTCTGTAATACGCACTTAATGGATTTTTGTTGCTCATTTAAAACTCCTGTTAACCAAACAGATAAATAGTTGTACACTGTTTTGGATTAGTTATAACAGTATTTATCCAATAATTAAACAGTGTTTTATTGAAACGGAACAAAATGGCTGATTTAACAATTAATATGCCCGATGGCTCAATTGCTAGGATACCTAACTGGGTACTAGACAAAACTGCCGCGGATATGCTTACAGAACTAGAAAAAGTAAACAAAGGGTTATCGGCACAATTAAAGCTGTTAGTAGATAATGCTAAACGTGAAATGGACGCTTCAAAGAAAGCCGATGCCGAAGCTGACCGAGACAGAGAAGAGCTACTTAAAGCTACAGAAAAAGTAGCAGATGCTATTGCAGAAAACAACAAAGAGAATAAAAAACAAAAATCCTCAGGCGGTATCATAGGAGCCGCAAGCGACAAGTGGGCAAGCAGATTGGAAAAATCTGTTAACTTCGTTGCTGGATCACTTAGCGTACTAGGGAAAACAATAACTGCGGGCGCAGGCATTATTGGAACAGCATTAGGCGTGTTTGGCGCGCTATTCTTAAGCACCGGTTCAAAATTAAATAGAATGACTGAAAGCGGATTAGCGTTCGCAGACGGTACATACACAGCGTTAGGCGCTATGACAGATCTGTCAGCAATAGGATTAGATGCTGTCGATGTTATGACTAAATTTAGTTCAGTTGTACAAAGTATGGGCAAGCAAGCCTTTGTCCCGTTAGTACAAGAATTCACTAAGATGACAAATGCAGGTGCTGATTTTGGGATGTCGCTAGAAGACAGCACAGAGCGTTTAGGCGAAGAATTAAAGAAACGACAAATGATGGGTGCGTTAACTAATATGCTTGATTCGAACCAACGTGCAAAAGTAGCAGAACAAATAGCAAAATCTATAAGACAGCAACAAAAATATTCCTCTGCCTTAGGTATGTCAACTAGCGAGCTTGTTAATTTTACAAACGCATTAGTTACAGACACGCCTGGCTTAACTGCCGCGCTAAACATGCTTGACGATGAGATACGAAATCAAGTTATTGCAGGCGTTACAGATTTCGGTACAGCCATGAAAGGCATGGGCGGTGATGCAGGCGGTAGTATAGCACAAGCAATGACTGAAGCGGCTGCGAAAGGTGCAATGGGATTCAGCCAAGAAATGACTGATTTTGTGACTGCAATGCCAAGCCTTAAAGGCCCGTTAGACGAATATATAAACGCATTCAATAATGGCACTCTTACACAAGAACGAGGTGTAGAAATTGCAGAAAAAGTCGCTAGGAAAATGGCCAGCGCGGAAACAGCAGAGCGAGAAAGAATAAGACGACTGGGCCTGGCAGGGAACGCATATGCAGATGTAATGTCCTCAGGTGTTGCACAATTTAGTCAAGCAATAAAAATTCTGGATGACGAGGCAGATGGCGTGTTCGATCCTGTGCAAACTGGTACTAATTTATTCAACACTATAATCGCACAATTAGGCGGATCATTTAGAGCATTACAAAATTCATTCTTTGAAGGACTAAGCAAAACTGAAAACTTGACGGAAACATTCGAAGAAGCGTCTAACATAATTCGAGACGCTATCGAGAATGTATTTCCTATTTTCAGAGACAGCATAAAAGCAGGCGGCGAAGAAGTTGGATCATTTAAAGGCATGATTATAACTGCCGCAGAAAAATTAGCAGAATGGATCACGCAGATTCCAGTTATTGTAGAAACCTTAAGAAACGCATTTAATACAGTTAAAAACTTTATAACTGAGCAGATTCCAGTTATTGTAGAAACCTTAAGAAACGCATTTAATACAGTTAAAAACTTTATAACTGAATTGTTCGACCCGTTGTCGAATACAAGGATAAAACTTGCTAATCTTATAGACGGTTTTGTTACTACTGGAACTATATTAGGCGAGGTTGTTCTTGCCCTCACTGCAATTAAAGTTTCGTTAGGGGCATTAAACTTAGCTAAAGCGTTAACAACAGCAGTTTCTTCTGCTGGGGATTTCGTAGGACCTAAAAAGCCAGGAATGTTCAGCAAAGCATGGCAAGCCGCTAAAGGGGTAGCCGGCGTAGCAGGTAGAGGAGCACTAGCGGCCGGTACAGCATTAGGAGGAAGCAGTTTAGCAGTTGGTGGAGCATTAGGCGTAGGTGGAGCACTAGCACTGAATAAATTCTTCCCTGAGAACGTGCTAAAACAAGCTGGCGAAGGAATCGCAGAAGCGATGTTTAATTTTTCAGGCCAAGGTAAGCTCGCACAAACTGAATTATATAGAAATCCTACGCTATCTCCAGAAACTATAGAGGCTGTACGTCAAAGACAAGCAAGTGCTCAAGTAGACACAAATGCAGCAAGTGCTCAAGTAGACACAAATGCGATGACTAAGCCATCGTCGATGACTAAGCCATCAAGTGTGCCAAGTACCGAACCAGGCACAACCGCAGTTAATATAGCTGGCAAAAGTTTAGAAGAACTAGTCGGCGAACTAATTGCGGCACAAAATTCAACAAACAAACTTCTTAAAACTGGTAATACCATAACCAAAGAAGTAAGTGATCGCTTAGAATAAGCCATATTAACTGGTTAAAATTCCCCTTTCCTCGATAAATACAGTTTTAAAAGGAAACATATATATGAGCTGGCGCAAACATTTTACACCCTACGATAATTCAGGGTTACCGATTAACATCCAACCACAAACATCCGGAGAACATTACGGATTAAGTGCGTCTAGTCGGTATAGTAGTTGGCTACCTGAAGTATATGCAGGATCTCCTAATCGCTTAATGCGTTATATCCAATACGATCAAATGGATAACGACTTAGAAGTAAACGCGGCATTAGACACTATTGCAGAATTTGGCACACAAGAAAACGATTTTAGCGGATTGCCATTTGCTGTCGATTATAATGAGCAACCAAGTGATACAGAAAGTAAAATTATTGACAAGACACTTTATAACTGGTGTAGACTTAACGAATTCCACAAACGCGCCTTTAGAATATTCCGCAATGTGTGTAAGTACGGTGACCAATTTTTTATTAGAGATCCGCAAACACATGAACTAATGTGGATAGACCCCGCTAACATAGAAAAAGTAATTGTGAACGAAGGTGAAGGTAAGAAAATTGAAACTTACTTTGTTAAAAATCTAAATCCTATACTAGCAGAACAAGTAGCTACAGAAGTTGCGGCTATTCATACAAGGCCATTCGGCAGTGGACAAGGCTTATCGGGTATAATGAGTCCTGTAGGAACATCTGCTGGTGGTAACTATTCAGGCGGAAGCGGTACAGGCACTGACCAAGGTGTTCCTGTTGATGCAAAACATGTAGTACACATTAGCTTTACAGAAGGTATGGATCAATCATGGCCTTTCGGTGTAAGCATACTAGAGCCTATTTTTAAAGTATTTAAACAAAAAGAATTGTTAGAAGACAGTATTATTATTTACAGGGTACACAGAGCACCGGAAAGACGTGTGTTTATGATTGATGTAGGCAACATGCCTCCTCATAAAGCTAGACAGTACCTTGAGCAAGTGAAATACGAAGTACAGCAAAAACGTGTGCCTAATCAAGGCCCAGATGGATCAAGTGTTGCTGACTCTGCATACAATCCAATGAGTATGTTAGAAGACTATTTCTTTGCTACAACCGCTGACGGCCGTGGCAGCAAAGTAGATACCTTACCAGGCGGCGAGAACCTGGGGCAAATAGACGACTTGAGATATTTTAATAACAAATTATTACGCGGGTTACGCATCCCAAGTAGTTATTTGCCCACAGGACCAGAAGATGGTTCTGCGCAATACAACGACGGTAAAGTCGGTGTTGCGTATATACAAGAGTATAGATTTGCGAAATATGTAGAACGACTACAGAAGCAAATACAAGAAGACCTCGATAAAGAGTTTAAAATGTATCTAAAATACAGAGGCATCGATATCGATAGCAGTAAATTTAGAGTACAGTTTAACAAGCCTATGAACTTTAGTAGCTACAGAGAACTACAACTTAACACCGAACGTGCTTCTCTATTCGGACAAATATCTCAAATACCGTTTATAAGCAAGCAGTTTGCGCTTAAGAAATACATGGGTCTTAGTGATGCAGAACTTAAAGAGAATGAAGCATTGTGGAGTCAAGAAAACGACTACGCTAAGTACGCAGAACAAAAAGATAATGACTTCGGACTAAACAATATAGGTATTAGACCCGAACCTGACGAGTTTGTTGACCCAGACGCTGAGCCAGATTTATCAGGACTTGAAGAGCCTGATTTAGGCGCAGAAGGGATAAATAATGTTACAGGGACAGGCGGTTTACCTCCTGAAGGCGGGACTACTATATAATGAAGATCATGGAATTTTACGAGCCAGCAGAAGACCAAGGCACTAAAATTAAACAAAACGATACGAGGAAGCACAGGTTCACATTAAAGGAACTAAACAAACTTCGTAAAGTGCGAGAAATTGCTAAAGCCGAAGATATAGAGCATGGCAAATTTGTAAAAATTATGTATGCTACCCCTGCAGACGATACAGGCTTATAACTAAAATAAGCACACCCACAAGCCGAAAGTGACGTATGAGTTAATTTTGGGCTAAAATCACACCTTTTCAACACCTTTTTAACACAACTTTATAAGTAAACAGTAATCAATAAATACTGGCAAGTTATATTGAACTAAAAATTATTAGGAGGCCACAATGTCCCAGAAATTAAACCAAATTCTTGAACTTCTCCTTTCAGAAGACAACGATCGTGCCGAAGAAATGCTACACGAATATGTAGTATCTAAAGCACGTCAAGAATACGAAAGTATTTTAGATGAAGAAACTGAAATAGATGAAGACGAAGATGATGCAGAAGAAGTAGATGAAACAATCGATCGCACTGGCGAATTCGAAGACGACATTACTTCTAACTATGATGAAATTGATCAAGAAGAAACATACGAAGACGACATGGAACCAGAAATGGACGACATGGGCGACGACATGGA